CCATTTCGACCCATCAATCGTAAACGGCGCCATCCAATAATCATCCAGCTTTTTACGCCAATCTTTTTTTCCAGGAGCATTTAATTCCGAATATTCTAGCACCGATTTTTCAGAAATAGTTTCATTAGACCCTTTTCCAGCCTTTGGAACATGATTCGATTTATGATAAAACATAAACACCGTATCTTTCGAATAAAGTGGAGATTTCGCCTCGTCTTCGACTTCTTCTTCATCTCTTGCGCCCTCTTCTGCAGGAACTCCGAGTTTCGATTTAAAATTACGAAAGTCCTGTATTTTATAGAAACCTCCCGAATTACGTTCGAGACATTTAATTACTACCTGTACCTTTACATCATACGGTATTTCGGAGAATTTAAAGATATATTTATTTTTATAAGAAATAAGTCGATAATGATTTCCGCTATAGCTAGTCATAATATAGAAATTGGGATTAGATTGATTCTCCGACGATTCATTCCCACATTGAAACACTGAATGATTATCCCCATTATCAAATGACAGTTCTGAGAAAATCAGCATTTTAATATTCAACTTTTCTTCTAAAATATTTACTGCCCATGCATCCGCCCAAAAATCCGGCGTTTTTATAAATTCGCGCAGACTTTCAATTGTATCTATATTTTTCATAAATTCGAAATCTTTTAAATTCTGGTTTACACTGGCTAAATCATTATTCTTTAGATTCGAATATTCTTCTACCATAGCCTTTGCGGAATTTTTTATCTTATCCCTATCCTTTTGTTCGACCGTCTTTTCTAATCGTTTTTTTAATTCGGATACTGTTTTTGAAACAGTCTTCATTTTCTTTTCTATATCTTCCTTTTCGGAAACCATACTTAAATATAGATTTCTATATAACTCAAATTGTTCGTCTGTAATTTCATTCACTAAGATAGATCTGAGTTTTTCAATGGTAGTTTTATATCCAATTTGAGAGAATGCGATACGAATTGTATCAAAAAAACAATCTCCATTAGAAGAAGTTTCTATAATATTAAATTCATTATTTTGCATAAACTTTTCTATCCAAGACTCTTGATTCCCTTTCTTATATTCCTTACGCATTTTCGCCGCCTGTTCTTTCGTTTCTTCTAAAAGAGTATCTACAGATTTACGAGTTGTATCGATTTCGAATATTCCCGATTTTAATAATTCGTCGGCGGAAGATAGAATAGGCGCAGTTCGTTTTTTCTTTAGGTCAGAGTCAGTCAATACTAATGCGAGTGACTCTTCCGAATTATCTTCATCATCCTCATCTTGTTCTTTTTTATCCGTTTTTTTTGAAATAATTTCACTCGCATATTCGGATTCAAGTTCGTTAATTTCCGCAGGACTCATCTCAGAATGTGTATCATAAAAAAATGCATCGTCTGCAAAATGATAAAGTATTAATTCTGGAAGTCGGTTTAAATCTAAATCTCCTTCTCTATCTAGAAACGGTTGGATCTGTGCCCGTGTATTTTTTTCGACACTTTCAAATTGGAAGGCTCCAACTTGTGATTTTACACTACCTTTATAGAATAAATATACTGGAATATAATATTGATTTCTAATATCGGGAACTTTTCGATGTATTCCAAGAGCAATCGTATGAATTCTTCCAAAAATAGTAATTTCATAAAGATTCGTCTCGTGTCCAATATCAATATCATCTAATTCTCTTGATTGTTCAAAATGTATTCCTTTTGTTGTTCTGTTCATCTGTTCTTGGATTATATATATTGATAGTATATATAATCATTTCTCCTTTATTTCGATATTTATACATTACTCTTCTTACCGTCCGACTTTATTCGCTCTATTTGTTTTATCTATAAAATCTATAATATCCATATATTTAAAAAGACTACGACTACTTAAACTTACTTGTTCCTTTACTTTCATTTGAGAGATTGTTTTTATACGTTCTAAAATAGTTGTCCATTCTTCTCGATGCTTGATAACACAATAACTTTCGGTAATAATCAAAAATATATTTTCTGTAATCTCATCTACTTGACTTGTCTTAGATATTGTATCAATATATTCAACAATTATGTCTAACAATTCATTCATTGTAGACAATAATAGATATTCGTCTAAAACACCTATTTTTACTAAACTTACAATAAATACAGAGGTTGCTTTACGAGCATCGTTAATTTTATTATTTTCACAGAACTTATCGTAATCATGTGTTTGGTCGAAATATTGAATATTCTTGAAACCGTCTATATATGTTGAAATAAAGTTCGAGAGAATAGTTTGGAAAACCTCGAATTTTTCGACTAATTCCTTATATAATTTTGCGTAAATTTCACTAAAGAATTTATTCGTACTCGCAATTTCAAAGATATATGTCGCAACTCGTTTTATTGATTCAATAGATTCATCTGTTTTATATATATTATCAATCGAGTCTATAATATTTATCTTAATTTTATCGTAATTTTTATTAGATATTTTATTTAATGCAATACGTATATCATTAATAGTTGTTTCAACTCCTCCTGTTTTTTTCTCTACTACAGTAGATTTAAATGATCTGAGTTGTTCCCATGCTTCATCTGAATTTACGGTTGAATGTTCTTTACGTCGTCTACCCCTATGGTTATCTTCTCTTGATATATATACTGGTGTTTGTTCTTTTATTCCTAATTTATTATTTAAAATACGAATATTGTCTAAAACCGAAGATTCCAGTTGATACTGCGAATTAAACGTAAATGTATTAAAATCATTCAATGAATAGTGAATTACGTCTGTCATTTTTTATAAATTGAATCTTATATTATATACCATTTATATTTTATATTCTTTATACTTTATAGTTTATACTTTATATTATGTTATGTGACATCCTTTATATATAACATAATATTATAAAAAAACAGTTAAATACATCTTAATAATAATTTATTATGAATCTACAGGATAACATTGAATCTCCGGAAGAAAAGACAATAGAATCATGGGATGAATTAAATATTCCAGAAGAATTATTAAGAGGAATATACAGTTATGGGTTTGAGAAACCCAGTGAGATCCAAAAGAAGTCTATTGCACCGATGACAAAAGGGCGGGATGTAATTGCTCAAGCTCAATCGGGTATGGGAAAAACAGGTTCATTTACTATCGGTGCGTTAAGCAGAATTGATACATCAAAACAATGCGTTCAAGCGCTCATTCTCTCACCCACACACGAATTAGTAAAACAAACCGCAAATGTAGTGAATGCTCTAGGAAGTATGATGAATATCCGTGTAAAAACTATCATTGGTGGAACATCCATACAAACTGATAGAGATGAGTTAAAATCTCAAGATTCATGTCCTCACATAATTGTAGGTTCATCTGGACGCGTATATGATATGATTTGTCGCAATTATTTATCAACGAATGACATCAAAGTATTTGTTTTAGATGAAGCTGACGAGATGCTTTCACAAGGATTTAAATCCCAGATTTATAATATTTTTCAAATGCTACCAAGTAGTGTTCAAGTCGCACTATTTACAGCCACCCTTCCTGAAAATATTCTAGAATTAACTACGAAATTTATGCGAAACCCTGTAACGATTACTATGAAGGCGGAGCAACTTTCTCTCGAATGTATTAAACAATATTATATTGCGGTTCAGAATGATAATATGAAATTCGACGTATTGAAAGATTTATTCTCGATGATATCCGTTTCGCAATGTATTATCTATTGTAATTCAGTAAATCGCGTTTCAGAATTATATCAAGCGATGAAAGACGATGGATTCTCGGTATGTGCAATTCATTCGTCGATGTCTACAGACGAGAGAGCAAAAGAATTTGCGAACTTTCGTTCTGGTGGATTCCGCGTATTAATCTCGTCGAATATTACTGCAAGAGGTATCGATATTCAGCATGTAAGTACAGTGATTAATTTCGATATTCCAAAATGTCAATTTACATATTTACATAGAATTGGCCGTTCTGGTCGTTGGGGACGTAAGGGAATGGCAATTAATTTTGTTACAAAACAGGATATTCATTTGATGCGTAAGATCGAAGAATATTATAGTATCGCAATTGAAGAATTACCATCTAATTTTTCGGAAGAAATGAGAAATATTTAGAAATTATGTGGTATAAGGTTGGGGGCAAATAATCAAAAATAGTCTATAAAATGTGATTTTATAGACTAGTATATTAGACATTTTTTAATCAAATGAGTTCCATTCCAGATAGTTCTTTTAGGTATCTTTTTGAGCAGGTCTCTACCAATAATCCATTCGCATATATTCCATAATTCGCAAAATAATTATCGTTTTCTAAAGCCAAGTGATAAATCGTATAATTTCCAGGAGTTTGATAGACCGATGTTCGTTTATCCACACACGCCGGAAGTCTATATTTATCACCAGTTGAATATAATCCCCCACCATTTGCTTGAATTGCATTTTGTTTCTCTTCTTCCGAAACAAACTTGCTGACAAGTATACAATGACATCCAGTTATTATAAGGTCTTCAAATACTTCAGGATAGTTTGTATTAGAACATTTATATAGTTGTTTTTTAATTCTTTCTTGTAATCCTGGATGATAGATTTCGCTTTTACCAATCATATTTATTGGAACATATCCGTGTAATGGGGTTACAATAAGATCTCCTTTTCTTAAAGATTCGATTGGAAGATATCCTTTATTTGTTAATATCTTAGTACCTTTTTTAAAACAAGGAATCGAAAATGTAACATTAAAAGATGTATCAATTGTTCCAGATTCATAAGAATATGATGCTGGCTGAGTAGCAGTAATTATAGCATTACCTGGACTATTAATAGTAACTACATTTCCAGAAACTGTTGCTACTGACCAATTCGAACTTTTATAAGTAAATGCGCCATCATTATTCGAACTTGGATCGATTATTGTAAAAGAAATATCTTGTCCGTAAATTTTTGGCGCAATAGAAAAATTCGCAATATTTGTAACATCAACATTAACTATCATTTGGGTTAGAGAAGTGTTAGGACTAGAATTAGAAGTACCATTTCCAAGTTGACCATAACCATTAAAACCACAACTATAAAATGTTCCATCTGTCATTTCTATGATAGTATGATTATTTCCACAAGAAACTGATGTAGCTGTTTTTCCACTAGGCATAGACATTTGGGTTAGAGTATAAGTATTTGTTGAAGTACCATTTCCAAGTTGACCATAACCATTAAAACCACAACCATAAAATGTTCCATCTGTCATTTCTATGATAGTATAATCACTTCCACAAGAAATTGATCTAGCTGTTTTTCCACTAGGTATAGAAGTCATTGGTGTTAGAGAAGTGTTATTATAATTAGAAGTACCATTTCCAAGTTGACCATAACTATTAGAACCACACCCATAAATTGTACCATCTGTCA